TGAGTGTTGAAGTCACAATAAATACAAACATCTATGTTTCTAGGAAATCTTTTTGCAAATAATACTAAATCTTCCCAAGTAGACTTTTCTGATTTTATTATTTTAACTTTTTCGTCTTGCCAAGTTTTCTTTGCATACGGACATGTTGCATGACCATCATCTTTTGGCTCTTCCAATACTTCAACAGACCAAGCCCTTATCTCAGCCTGTAGTTCTATTTCATTCATTTTTTCTTTTTGACAAAGGTTTTTACATTAGTTGGCTTACCACCAACACCTTGTTTTTTTGCTCTCTTTCTTGTTACCGCAGAACGAATCTGTGATTTGGTCATGCTTCTAGCTTTTGATGCAGGCACGCACTTTGGATATTTTCTTTTTGAACCCTTGGCTTTTTTTCTGCCACATTTTTTAAAACCGCCACCTTTTTTAGGTGAGCCTATATCTACCCAATCTTCTTTAAACCATCTGCGTAAGCCACCACTCTTTGCCATGATTAGCCACGCATCTTAGTTCTTTTTTTTCTTTTAGGGTCAATAGCACCACAACCTCTAGCAACAAAAGATACCTTGCCACCATTACGCAAAAAACCAATTTGATTTCTTACTTCTTTTGGCAATTTAGGTAAGCCTTTATTACCTTTAGGTATGGGCTTAAGTTTTTTATTGTTTTTAATCATTGCACCACCGTTTGCTTTGTATTGACCGCCCATCTTCTTATATTCTTTTACCATATAAGCATTTGCATACGCACTTGGGTATACATCAAATTTAGCCTTAGCCTTTGCTTTGGCTTTTTTATACAAGCTTGGATTCTTTACATTGTCAGGTATTGCCATATCATCACCTTTTATTTTTGGTCTTACGACCATGTTTAATTCTTATAGAATCTTTGCCTTTCTTAAAAATGTTGGCAACAAGATTCTTACCCATAACTTTAGCCCTCTGCTCACCTACTGTCAAAATTTGTATTTTTCTTGCAAATGACTTATTTATATTTTTTACTTTGTTGACTGTTTTTCTAGCATCTTCAGGTGTTGCAAACTTAATACCAACAGTATCTTTTGGGTTTTCGTCAGTATATAACCTGCGACCTGAACCTTTTGGTTTCTTGCCTGTTCCTACCTTTGGATCAGCTTTTTTCTTCTTAGCCAATCAACATCTCCATCTTCGTCTTGCTTGACGGATTCTTGAATTAGGATCATTCCTTGTTTTTTTAGAGCTTCTTTTAAGTTGACCAAGTGATCTAGCACAATAAGATTTTCTTCGTGCAGCTCTTTCTTTAGTTCTTGGTTTTTTTTCTGTAACTGCTGTTTTAAGTTTTGAACCGGGGTTTTTTCTTCGATAGGCTCTGACACCTTTTGCAGTCATACCTGCACCCTTTTTAGTAGGTCGATAATTACCGCCCTTGCCTGTGGTTCTTGCAATAGGTTTTGATTTTCTTTTCTTTTTAACAGCCATAATTAAAGTAGTAGCACTCTATGAATGCTACTACAAAATATTAAGAATGAAAAATAGTAACTCTATCAATATTACTTAATACAACATGAACGCCACTTTCAAACAAAACACCTGAATCAGGTATGTTTAATGTTTCAGTATCGTTAGCGTTACAAGGTGCAATAAGCAAAGTTGAACCTGTCACCGAGCCATCTCTAAATGTAACGGTTCCATCAGAACTACCACCTGCGATGATATAGCCTCTTAATCTTGATCTGCCTGAGATTAAAGAAGCACCGCCAGTAGCACTAGATGTTGTGGTTGCTGTTTTTACATCTGAGCCAGTTATTCTAGTAGACATACTAAGCTCCTAAATTATGCGTCAGCAAATGGAGTTACTAAAGTACCTGAACCTAAAGTGATTCCTTCTACAGCATATTTAGCACTTGCTATAGCATGCACTTTAATAATGCTTCCTGCTAATCCGCCCTTGGTTGACCCATTGAGTGTAATAACATCATTGGATGCACCTGAGATAAAGGTTTTACCTGTTGCGTCATCCACACCTGTGTACAAACCACCAACAAACTTATCTGTACCGTCTGTTTTAATATCAAGGTCAGTAGCGGCAGTGACAATAACAAAAGTAAATGAAGCACCTAAATTGTTAAGTTGATTTGGGTCTGTAGGATCACTAGGTTCGGTAGTTACGATTGAAGGTAAAGTAAATTTACCATCAGCGTCATTACATAAAAGCACCTTACCTGCATGACTGTCTACAGTTAATGTTGTATCAGCAGTTAAGCTGACGACAGCAGTATTACCTGCTGAAATAAATCCTGACAAAGATTTGACTGGACCTGAAAAAGTTGATTTAGCCATTGTATTCTCCTAACTAAATATAGTTGTTCCATCTTTGGAGTAAAGTCTGCCAAGCCAGTTGAAACAACAAGTTATCTTGGTTTTAAACAAGTATAACAAATATTAATTTTTAAAGTGAATTATTTTTGTAATTCAGAGATAGCTTTTTCAAGCTCTTGATATGCGGTGAAAATGTGTTGATATATTTTTTTGTTTTTGTCTGACTTATCTTCTTCTTTAAGAAAGATGCTTCCACAAGTTTCAATTAAGGACTTGGCTTTAATAATTAATTCTAAATAATATCTCATGTTCAAAAAGAAGGGAGCCGAAGCTCCCTTATAATGCAAAAAGAACTATTAAGCTCCTTGTGATCCAAAGACTCCACGCCAATTAGAAACACCGAAAGAATATCTCTCTCTAGCTCTATATCTAATGTTACCTGTAGAAAACTCAGGTTCCATAGTTTGCTCTAGGGCAGTTCTTTGGAACATTTTAAGCCCTTCACCATCAGTATTTACTGATGTCATAATGAAATATGCATCAGGGTCATTTAGATAGTGATTTACAACAAACCCATTAGGTATTGAGGATTGATTTCTAACTGAGTTGATGTCGTTGTCTGATGTACCGACTCTGCCCGGTGTGTTGAGCAATCTATCAGCCACAAATGTTAATTGTGGCGGCACGATCAATTTATCAGGTCTAACTGCAATAGTTAGATTTCTGTCATCAACAAAAGTTGAGATATCAATGATGTTATCTTCTAATGAAGTTTCGTTAAGGTCTGCCATTGTTGAAGCTCTGTTACGAGCAGTACCACCACCCGCTAATGGGTGAGCAGTTGAGATTAATGGTTGACCATCACCAATAGCAAAGTTTGTGTCAAACGCATTGTTTAATACATTTGCACCTTTTACTTCTTTGGTGTGTTGCATGGAACGAGCCAATGCTCGTGTGTATCTTCTACCAAGTTGGTCATAGAGGTTATCTTCGATAGCTTCTTCAGTCAATGCAAAAGCAAGAGCTACAGTTTCATGTGTATATCTTGCAGTATAACCTTCTGATGCATTATCAAAGTTAACGCCTGCACCTTCTTCTTTAACAGGTGCGGCACCAAATCCAACGATTAATACTTCTTCTTCGAAGGCTCTGTCTGAATCTTCAATAGAATAAATTTCTTCGTACTCACCGTTGTATTCGTCATATTCCATACCAAACAAGGCGTTTAGACCGGGTTCTAGCTCCTTCGCTAATTGACTTCTACTTATAGCCATTTGTCACCTACCTTACGCTAAGCCTGCGGATTTTACACCACAGATATGGTTTTGAATAACAACCAATACATTCGTATTAGAACTAGATACATCGCTGTTATCAGGGTCTTGAGAAATATCAATCGCCTTTAACGGTAATGTAGTAGTAGTTGCACCTGATGATAAATCTAACTCCATTCCTGAAATACCTGTAAGGGTACTACCTGAATTGGTGTCGATTATTTCAAAGTTACCAAACAGATCAGCCACAGGGAATGTGTCGTCTGATTGAACCTCGAAGACCACATTTGGGTCATCAATGATAAAAGCAATTATGTCTGAAGCGTTAGTGCTTGCAGGGTAATAATTACTAAATACTTGCTCTGATGTAGTTGGGTCTGTGTACATGCATCCATTGAATACGCCAACAACAGGAACTGTGCTACTAGCAGCAACTCTTTCAATGCCTCCACCTGTAACTTGTTTTACTAAGTCACCTTGGAAGATAGAAGTTCCGTAGTTAGCGGCTATTCTATATCGGCTTGTACCGCCTGAATAGGGTGAGCCACCCATCATTCTTACAGGCTTCAGACCAAATGATGCGTCTTTATTCGCCATTTAGTTTACCTACCTTTTTTTTCCAAATGATACTTTAGACTCTCTGTTGCTTTGATACTTGACATATCTGTTATTGCCTTCGACTTCATTGAACATATTGTTATCAAGAGCTTCGTTTTGTTGAACATTCCTGTTTTTATAATATGCATTTCTTTCTTTGACAGTATCAGACGGTATCTTAGCTAAGATAAGTCCACCTACACTTATGACTCCTGCATGTCTGCCATGTTCGATTGTAGGTAAAGGGAAATCAGGTAATTCTTCTTGACGAACAAATTCCCATCCTTCTCTCATACGAGCAGAAACATTGTTTCTGTCCTCTACACCGACATACTCTGACCTGATCCATCGGTATTGATAACCTTCAGGAGCAGGAGGAGTTTCTAACATCCTCGCAGGTTGCCACGGTTTTCTTCTAGCATTTTTATCGTGTTGCTCACTGTCACGAGATTCACGGGTTACTTCTTCAATTTTTTCTAAATCCACTATTTGCCTCCTTCAATTTTCATCATCTCTTTGCCTACACGCTTTAACCATTCTTGGTTACTCATACCGTGAGGTTTCAGATTGCTTTTTACAGAAAGGTGGTTAGAACTAATCTTTAACCCATTTCTCTTTCCTTGTGTTTGTTGGCGACTTCCTGAAGAAGCAGAAGCGACCCTTTGCACAGATGGGTTAGCTTCTTTTGAAACGCCTTCTGAATTTTTCAATTCAGGATAAACTTTTGACAATCTTTTGTCTAATTCCTCGTAGTATTCATCTTCACTACCATCATAACCTTCGTTGGTTAGGTCTTCATGAATACCCATAGCTGTGTATGTTTTAACTCTGTCCTTTTGGAACCAGTCATTCTTTTCAGCCCAAGCCACAGCTTTTGTATCAGGCTTAGGAGTATCATACACTTGTTCTTGAGGTTTTTGAACAACTTGTTGTGTTGTTTGTGGATTTGTAAATTCTGCTTGTTGTTGCTCAAGCTGAACCTTAGCCAGTCTTACCCTTTCCTCTTCTAAAGCAACTTTGTTTAAAAGTTCAACACTTTTAACTTCTAAGTCAGGGTCATTAGTTTCTCTAGCCTTTCTATACAAATCCTCTGCTTGCTGTCTTTGAGAAGCCACACGATTTTCGTATTCTTCGGTGTAGCTTTTGTCTAATACGCTTGCTCTACTTTTAACGGTATTGTATTCGTTTTGTAGCTTTGCGTATTTGGTTTCAGCCGCAACTGCTCTGTCCTCGGCTGATCTTATTCTTTCGTTTAGCTTATTTATTCTTTTGCTAACGCCACGGGTATATTTATCAAGTTCATCTTCACCGCCTGAGTCGGTTCCAACTGCTTGTTCTTGATCGTCTTGCGGTAGCTCAACAGTTTCCTCACTGTCAGCTATCGCTTGAGTTTCATCAAGCTGAACCTGAATATCATCTCTTTCTTCATTCATTATATGCTCCTATACTGAAACGATGTCATCAGGGTTAAGGATGGTAGCTATGACTTCATCATCATTGATGATTCTGACTTCGCTTTCATCCGCTAATTTAAACCTTGAACCTGCATATCTGCCTATGAGTACCCACTGTTTTTCTTGACACCATGGCTTTTCAAAACGCCTAGTATCTTTATAACAATCAGGACCCATAGCAACCACATACGCTACAACGGTTGCTAAGGTTTCTCTTTCGATGGTTTCTTTTACTAATTTGATACCACCTTCTGTCATTCCCTTACCACGGTAAGGTAAGACAAGAATACGCCAACCAGTTGGTTGAGGCATTCTGTCTAAGATGCTCTTATCTAAAAGAGTAGGGTCGAGTACACGATCCTCTTCTTTTACAAAAGCCTCATCTAAATTTATTGTTTCTTCTGTTTCTGTAACTGTATTATCAGACATCTAAACTCTCTCCTTCTTCATGTAAGTGTTCTTTTATCTTATCATGAATATAGTTTAATGCAGATACTTCTCCCATTAAAAACTGATATTTCTCCATGTCACGCACTCCGCCTGACAGAAGAATTTCTGTGATTTGCTCCTCTCTTTGCCGTAAATCCCTGCGGAGAGCATGAATAAAATCATACTTGTCCATTTATAATTTAGAAAACTCCGTTAAATTTTGTTCCTCGTAAAGCCGCACCACCACCTCTTGCTTTGCCTTTACCGTAGCCCGGCTGATGCTTAGGACCTACTGTAACTTTTTTTGGCTGTGTTAGAGGTATGTTGCCTTGACCCTTAATAGTAATGGATGTTTTAGCTTTCATATTTGCTCCTTTATTTACCTGCTTTGCTATACGCAATAGCACCTGCTTGTATTTGTTTTGCCCTATCTAAAGATACATCTAATTTCTTTGCTAGGCTTTTTATTGCCTTCATTCTAGCAGAACTTGGTTTACTTGAAACCAATTCTTGAATGTTTTGCGAAATTACTTTTTTACTTTTTCCCTTTTTTAGTGGCACTTTTTTTAACTGTTGTTTTTTTTGCTTTTGCTTTTGCCTTTGGTTTTGCCTTTGTTTTTGGCTTTGGCTTTGCTACGATTTCATCTTCTTCAAGAATTTGAATATCTTGCAAAAGTTTCTCGGCATTTTCTTGTCTAAGTTTTTCCTCGACTTTTTTCTTTTTAATGCCTTCTCTTATAACCTCGTTGATTGAACTTGTCATCTATTCATCCTCGCTTGTAAATCAATTAATTTTAACTCAGCCTGTTGCTGAAGTCTTTCTTTTGCTATGTCATTTTTCTCAGCTTGAATAGCTCCTTGTTGGTCAGCTTTTTGTTTTTGGATTTGCAATTCAGCAGACCTTTCCATAGCGTCTTGTTCTTCTTTTGCTTGGAACTGAGCATTTTTCATCTCAATCTCTTTATCTCTTAATCCAAGCTCTTGCTGTCTAATTTGCACTAACGGATCAACAGGAGCAGGCGGTTGTACAGAAGCCAAGAACTCACTGGATAGTTGTGCCAATATCGGTGAACTGTAGCTCTCTATAACCGTCTGAATCTGCCCTTGTATTGCCATTTGACTTTGTGGATCGAGTTGCATAGATTGCTCAGATAATTGCTGAATCTGTTGTGCAACTTCAGGGGGTAATTGTTGTTGTGCAATTTGATTAGCCAAGAATTGTAAATGTTGCATAACATGAGCAATTATCAAAGATTGCAACTGTGGGTTTGTTTGTACTGCCTGAGTTAAAAATAAAGATTTGTGTGCCTCAATATGTGCTTCATGATTTTGTTCAGGAAAAGCTGTTGCAGGTATGCCCTGTAGTAATCCACTGTTTTCAATACCTGCGTCAGTAGGTCTTGGTGAATTATCGACAGGTGGTTGTAATAAAGAATCAATATTATCAACTCCTAGTGCGGCATACATTCTTCTGTAAGCCTCATAAATACCTGTGGGTCCGTGTATCTCAGGATTTGATTGCACCATAGCTAACAATTCTTGAGCCATAACAACTCTTTGACTCATGGAAAATATGTTTGGATCAGATATGGGTATGATATCAACACGCTTATCAAAGTCTGTGAGCTTTATTTCTCTTGAACCACTACCTGTTTCATACGGATAAACAGGTGGTAGAAACTCTGAGAAAACTCTTGCTAAAATCCTAAATTCTGTTCTTTGTGAGTAGTGCAATCTTTTATGTATCGCACTCATAACTTTAGTGCCTTTTTCTAAAAGAGCCACAGTTGTGCCAACAGGCATAGCGGCATTTGCGTCACCTATGTTCATGTCAGCTATTGCGGCAAATCGTTTACCGCTATCAACTAACAAGCCAAGTAAGCTAAATAAAACATTGCTTGGTTCTTTATAAGGCAAGGGCATAAGTGAGTCACGCAAGGCACCACCCGGTGCATCGACATCTCTAAATTCACCCGGTTGTAGGGGTGAGGCTTCATCTCTAATTCTTATACCTCTTGTCTTAAATCCTGCGGGTAAGTTTGATAATGTACCTGCGTCTATAAGCTGTCTAAGTATTGATGTAGATGCCTTTGATAAACCACCTATCATGTGCGATAAACCAAGACCGTAAAATCCTAAACCCGGTAAGAACTTATACTGTATAAAATAATTTATCTTATTGCGTACAGGGTCTTGTGGGTCATAGTTTCTTCTAATAGATAATATTTTTCTTGATGCTGAATCAATAGTAATTATGTAAGGTAATTTAAGACCTGTTTGTTGACCCATTGCATCCACATCTTCATAACCTTCTATTTCGGCTATGGTATGTATTTCATATATTTTTCTATCATCGTCATCACTGTAATCAGGCTCTACACCTTGAATGCTATCTATTTCTTCTGTGACATCATCTCTGATATGTACCTCATCACCATATAAATCTATATCTCTGTAAAAACCTGAGAGTTGTAATTTTCTAACTTCATTGGCTGACATCGAAACAATGTGTGTGACCCTTTCTGCTGATATTAAGTCAGTGGCTTCGTAAGGCACTAATAAATCTTCGGCAGGCACAAATTTAGATACAGGTCTTTGCAATGCTTCATCGTAATAAACTTTTTTGAAGGCACTTCCTGAAAGTGGTAGGTAGAATAGCAACTGATCTAACTCAGGGTCATATTCAGGCATTTCGTTCATGATGTAATAATTCATAAACTCTGCCACTCTTTCTGATTGCATTTCTACTTCAGCAGACCTTTGACCAACCACCTGTGTCTTAACTGGTCCTTGTGCAGGTAATAATTCTTTGTAAGCTTGTGCCTGAAATTGTGTGACCGCTTCGGCTAAGATTGGATGGATGACACCTGAGCTACCTTCAAATGGTTGACTTCTTTGTTCGTCAAATCTCATACCAAGATATTTCAATCCATCAGTATAAGTTTTCTCCCATTCTTTTCTTGACTCTTTGTCATTTTCTACAGCACTGACTAATTTATTTGATATTGAGCCAAGTACACTATCATCTAAATATTCTGCAATGTTTGCATCAAACGGTACTTCTGCTACAGACTCTTCTTCGATTTGACCCACAAAAACACCGTCATCAGTTATCTCTACTTCAAGTGCTTCAGCTATTTGTTCTTCAATAGATGGCTCATCCTGTGGTATGTCTATTTGTTTGCTTTGGTCAACAATATCAGGATTGTCTTCAGTGCCTAGTCTTCTTTCTATCGCCATATTAGTTTTTTATTATCTCGCTTCTCAAATCTCGCATCGCCATGTCTGCTTGCTCAATTGAATTATATCCCTGTATTGTGCCATTTCTAATTTGTTCTATAAACATATCTACAGGATTATCTATGTTTGACTCTACCTTACCTGTTTCATTGTAAATCTTTTTACTAAAGGTGGGTAATATATATGTTTTTCCATCTATGCCAAAAGTGCCAAGTTGCATTGATGTTGATTTACCAAACGAACTATCAGGCAACAAAGTAAAATTTTCATTGTGGTATTGTTTTAAAAAATTAAAATTTTTGTTATACCTATCAGTATTGGCTGTGTTTTCAAAAGAATTAGCCATCTTAATGCAGTGTTCTTTTTTCTGTTTCTTCAGAAACAATGATGTCTGTTAATTCACCAAGAATAATATAACCATTAGCTTCTGCTACCGTTTCAGCTTCATCAATATTTTTTGCATGAATGTATGGACCGTCATACTCTTTTTCATCATGCGTGAATTTTGTAATAAATATTTTCATCAATAATAATTTATAGCTGTTCTGTCAAATGATACATCATCTTGATAGTCATTAGCTAGTTCTATAAATCCTCCCTGTCTGATTCTCATTAATGCCATGGTTGAGCTATCACAAAAGTCGTCATGCTCACCAAACGGAAAAGATGCCATCTCCTCTATAACTTCTTCCGCAAACTGGTCTTCCGTTGCCCATATCATACCACTTTCAAACATCGGTGACACACTGTTCATTCTAGCTATTTTATCTTGCCCTCTACTTGGTGAATAAGATTGAACAGGTATGCCCATCTTTCTTAACTCATGTGTTAATGGTGTGCCACTGGCTTTCGCTTCAATAAGAACAATATCAGGCTCCCAATATTTATATTCTTCAAGAGCTAATTTTTTAAGCTCAGGAAAATCAACTCTGAATCTATTAGCATCCAAAAGGATTACCGCATGTTCAGAACCGTCTTCAGGATCAAATATTCCCCATGTCGTGATTGCCGAATAGTCAGCAGTTTCTTTAGCTGAAAACGCTGTATCGTAAGATTGTATGATTGTATGACAGGGTGGAATGCTTTCTGATTCCCACTTTTGCCACCATTCTCTTTTAACGATTGAACCACTTTCTGCTGTTGGATTTTGCATCCATTGTGCGTTCCATTTGCTTACAGGTAATGATGCTTTAACACTAAGTAACTCTTCTTTTTTCCAAAACTCACCCCATAGTGGTTCTTCAGACTCAGGCATGATTGCAGGAAATTCTACTACTTCCCACTGATCTGCATTATCTTCGCTTTGTCGTTTTAATAATCTACCTGCTAAATCTTTGGTACTCCATCGTGTCATAACCAAAATAATGGTGCCACCCGGTTGTAGCCTTTGCCTAGGACCTGATGTATACCACTCCCAAGCGGCATCCATTGCAGTTGGTGACATTGCATCTTGTTCTGAATGTGGGTCATCAATAATTAAAAGGTCAGCACCACGACCTGTAATTGCACCACCTACACCTGAGTAAAAAGCTTCTCCACCGTCATCGGTTGTCCATCTACCTGCTGATTTGTTATCTGCCGATAGGGATATATTGGGGAAAACATGTTGATACTCTTCACTGTCAATTATGTTTCTAACTCTTCTACCAAACCTAACTGCAAGTTCTGCGGTGTGAGTTGCTTGAATTATTTTTAAACTTGGATTTAAACCCATCATCCATGCAGGAAAATATGTAGAGGCAAATTCTGATTTAGAGTGCCTTGGAGGTAGCATAACCATTAGCCTTTTGCATTTGCCTTGCGAAACACGATTTAATTTATCTGCAAGTATTTTGTGATGTCTACCAAG